AACAGACAGTGCGTGACTACGTTGCCTGGATGAGAACTACGACTGACATTGTGGGCTGGTCGATTGAAGGTGACGCAGAACGTATCAGAGAAACGTTTAAACAGGGGTCACATGGTATCCCCAAGAACTGGAAGTTTATCGACATCGCAGACGTCGTTGAAAAGCAGTATAGCTTTAATGCTACGCCCCCGCTGCAAGGACTGGCGAATGTTATGGGCATATCAGCAAACCGTGATCACAACGCACTGGACGACTGTTTAAGGACATTTGGAGTTATCAAGGAATTGGAGTCACGAGACGGAAAGCTATTTTGAGGAGGCGATTGAGTAGAAGAAAATTTATACATTAAATTCAATATAAAAAGAAGCATTACTGGTATTAAATGGAAAAGGAATGCGAAAAATCCATACTGAGACAGAATTGCCTCTCAGGTTGTTATTGTTCTTAATGAAATCTTCAGATGCATTTTTCTTAATTAAATCTAATATTTCCTTTTGCTTAGGAGCAGCCATTTCGCACAAATAAGCAAAGTTGGTATCTTTCCCGACAATTCGATTCAATTGCTTGTAAAAATCGGGACAAACATTGACTGAACTTTTATCAACTACAAAGGGAAGGTGCTCAACAGTTTCATTTGAGTCATAAATCAAATAGTCTAAACCATTAGCAACAGACGAATATTTATTGGAATTAAGCGATTTCGTAAGAATTTCTTTTGATAAGTTGAAAAATTCATCTGCAGTAGTTGCTTTATTAAATAAATTATACATTGCCAATGTTATCTCCTTAAAGTTTAAATCGAAATGTTAGTAATACTTTTCTTACCACTAATGGTTATAGCACTGATATTCGAAAAGGGGTAGTTTACTTGTTTGACGGAGAAATAAAACCGATTCTTGATATGACGGCCGGAAGCCGCATGTTCTGGTGGAATAAAGCTGACCCTCGTGCAATTTTTGTCGATAAACGCGATGAGTTTCACAGCGTGCCTGATTGTAATGCCAAGGACGGTGAACGTCAGATATGGATTGATCCTGATATTCAATTGGACTGGACTAAGGAACCGTTGCCATTCTCAGACAACACCTTTCACCTTGTTGTCTTTGACCCACCACATTTAAAGCATGCTGGCGAAGGCAGTTGGTTGGCAGCAAAATATGGCACGCTTGATGATCTTTGGCCAAACCAAATGCGGCGGGGATTCAGTGAGGCAATGCGAGTTTTGAAACCTTATGGCACTTTGATTTTTAAATGGAATGATGACCAAATCAAACTAGCAGATGTGTTGCATGAAATTACCTATCGACCATTGTTTGGTGACAAACGTAGCAAGACACATTGGCTCATATTCATGAAAGAGGCGGAGAAATGAAACGAATAGAAATAAAGGTTATCCGTATGCCCAGTGGCAAATACCTTTGCGATTCCGCATGGGATGGAAAGAACCAGACATCAAAGCTGTCAGGGGCAATAACGTGGTACGGAGAAAAGGGAGAAACCGACCCATACAAAATTGCACATGATTGGGGCGGTAAGGTTATCGTTCTTAGTGAGGTGCGAGATGAAACGAGAGATTAGGTTCAGAGCGTATAGCAGTCACAACCACAAAATGTATCCAGTCAGTAATATTGAATGGGATATTGATGACCATATTTGGGTAACTGCTGATGATGGCAAAAATGGCATTGAACTAATTGACGAAGAAGCCCATTTGATGCCGTACACCGGCTTGCACGACAAGAACGGCCGAGAGATCTACGAAGGCGATATCGTGCGCACCGGTACAGACAATATTGGGGATCCTGATCCGATGATTGGGCAAGTAATCATGCGGGAAGGATCTTGGCTAATCGAAAATGAGAAAATGCAAGAGGCAATTGAACTTTTTAGCGAGATTACAAGTCGTGAGGTCATTGGCAATATTTTTGAGAATCCGGAGCTGCTGGAGGGAAAACAATGATTGCCGTCATGCTGATAATCTCAGGTGCTGCAATGTGGATGTGGGCTAACTGGAAAACTAAGTAGGAGGTGAATAATTTGGACAGCAAACGAGCATTAGCCGAAAACCTTAGGAAGAATATATACGATCTGAACATGACACAAGCCAAATATGCAAAAGAGATCGGGATACCCATCACCACGCTTGAATATGTAATCTCTGGGAAGGGCAGTGTTTCACATAACACTTTGGACAAAATCGCATATGGAGCTGGGATTGATCCATGGGAGCTTATTCGACCTCATGAAAGCAAATAAAAAAGCGCACCACGAAGGCACGCTTATCCCCCAAACTTTTACAAATTTAATCATACCATAAGGAGTGGACGCAGTGGTGCGAGTAACGAGATATTTTAGCCCAATTGATCATGACAAAACAATTGAAAACGCCAAAGAGGTCTTGGGGAACTACTGGTATCACAAGCGGCTCGCTCAACGCACCAAAATAGCGCTCAGAAGCCCCGTGATGGACGGCATGCCTAAGTCACCAAGCTATGGCAACAAAGCCGAGGAAAAGCTCGTATCGCACGCTGACGAGCTGTACTATATAGCGTGCTGTGAAGGCGCTATTGAATCTCTGGATTCAGCGAATCATCGGCTTATACTAACAAGTTCTTACTTAACCAAACGATATAGTGACCAGCAAATAATGGACAAGCTGTTTTTATCAAAAGCCCAGTATTATCGAACAAAACGAGAAGCACTAATCGCATTCGCTGAGATTTGTCCATTGGTTGAAATCGAGATGAGACATTTGTGAGACATTTCAACTGTTTTCCCGTCATATGATGGTATTGTGCCAAAGGTGAGAAACCTGAGACACCGCGTTTTTCCTCCGAGCCATGGTGATGATAAAGCTGTGGCAAGGCGTGGCAATGAGGACTGGCTGAGATGGTCAGGCGGGTTCGATTCCCGCATGCCACATTGTCCAGTTTAGCGACCGGACTCAGCTTGCGATGACCCCATCTGACACTGGGAGAGCGAGCAGCAACCGAAGGATTAACTTTGTGGCCTCTATTATCGGGTCCGAATCCCGGCGGTTGCGTTGTACTAGTTGACTTGCGAACTAACGTTTGTATATAATGCTGGTACATCCAAATAATATGTGTAGCTGATGGCAACCCTACCATCAGCTTTTTGCTATAATGTGGTCAACACATATTGTTTGGAGGTTGTAAAATTGTCAACAATCACTGTAGGGTTCAGCTACTACCAACCACGTCTGAAGTTTAAAAAAGACGCGAATCATGATGGAGTTCCTGAAGTATGGGACATGACTCATTTTTGTGAGTGGATTTTAGGAAAAAAGGGGAATAAAGCTAAACGACCAGCTTTATCTGTTCCGCTTCCGAATGAAGAATTTGCAGATTTGGAATGGCGTGAAGCAGATTCAAAGTTTGATGAGCAACATAATCTTTATTACTTTCGCTTGAAAAAATTACGTTCGAGCAATCTTCCTGCAATGGCAACGAAAGATGGTGAAAGTCAAAATTTGCAACTTGAGGAAAACCAATTTTTGGGCGAATTTAATCTCATTGTCTTTGACCCAGTGAACAAGCTGATTATTGTTCAAAACAACTTCTTTGGATTAACGCAAAAAAAGATTCAACTTGCACTTTCTTCGATGCGGCTACGCTGGAAGGAAGACACAAATGCTCAAGTCGATGAAAATAATCCAGGTTTTGTTGACTTGGCATTTATTCCTGATGATGAGGCACTAAGAGCTATCGGAAACGACAAGATTTTTAGAAGTGTGGATGTTAAATCATCTGATGTTGAAGGCTTATCTGAAATTGACGGCGAACGTGCTCCTTTTTTAAATAAGGTTTTAGATCTTGCAAAGTCAATTCATGGTCTTTCGTTCAATGTTAAAATTTCATTAGCACGTGCGCCGAAAGATCAGTCGTTATCTGATGAGGAAACACGAGCTTTAATCTCGGATATTCAGGCGTTATATGCAACAATGAAGGATAATAAGAAGAATCCAGTAGCTCAGATGAGCGTTGGAGCGAAAGATTCAGTTGATGATCCCGTTGAAAACATAGATGTGCTTTTACCCAAGCTAAAATCTTACTGTCGAATTGATGATGAACAAAGAAGTACGCTTGGTGCGGAGTTCATCTATCAACAATTCTTGGAACAGAATTACTTCAGTGATGATCAACACTTTCAGCAACGAGCAAGGACATTGACTCCTCGCGTATAAGTTTTCTTGAGAGGTGTTTCTGGTAATGAAAAAATATATCAAGAGCAGCTCATGGATAAAGGATTGCATCGATAAGTACAGGGTACTGTTAGCGCTTTTTATTTCTGTAGTGTTGGGATATTTGTATTTTAAAGGAAATCTAAGGAGCGTTAGATTTTCTGTTAGCGATGCCATTGCTGTGGCTTCCATCATTCTAGGAATATTGGGAGTTTTTATTGGATTATTGATATCTGTTCGAGCCGATTCATTTTTTACTAAGCTTTCCGAATATGGTAATAATAGTTCTGTAAATGCTCAAGTGATTTTCTCTAGGTTGATGACACGACTTAGAAATAACTTTGCACTGAACCTATTGTTTATTATCTTGGCCTTGGCTATAGACGTTCTACCAATCACTAAGAATCTGCTACTTAAAGCCATATTTTTTGGAGGTCTTTCACTTTTGTTCTTTTTATCAGTTTGGGGGGTTTGGTATTTAGTTGATTTAGTTGTTTCTATTATGCTTTTTAAACCAGAGAAGAGTTCTAGAAAGACTACTACGTAACTTGCTAAACTGATTGTTAGACGCTGTGGCGTCTTTTTATTTACCTGAGCACTCCGCCAACCGGTGAGGTGCTATTTTTATACATAATTCCGGAGGCGAGGGCATGAAACTATACTTGGTTGTATGTGAGACCGGGGACGCAGATCAATGGGAAGGCGGGACCGAAGAGGCCGATGCTGTATTTGCTACAACTGATAAAGCCAAGCTCGATGATTATCTGTCAACTAGAATGCATGGCTATGACAACGTAGTCACAATGGAACTAGACAAGGAATACCCTGAAGGAACAAAATCCTCTAAGTGTCTTGCATCATGGTGGGAAGAAGGGCCGTGTTATGACGACCCAATGGACATCTAATTTAAATTTTCAGGAGGCGAGTAGATGCAATGGACAGATGAACAAATCAGTGGCATTAGGAAGCTCGCCTCTGAAGGATTTACAAGACGAGAGACGGCAGACAAGCTCGGAATTAGCTATGATGCGCTTCAGGGAAAAGCAAAACGGCTTGGCATCGAGTTCCAAAAACCACTAAAGAATGAATACGATTCAGACGGCACACAGTCCAGTGAAACTATTCTAAAGGTTGTCAGGGGTCACAAAATGACGCCTAGAGAGGTTTTGGAAGCTCACGGGTACGATTACACCAAGTGGGAGCTTGTGCGTGCCACAAGCAACTTCTGGAAGCAGACGCCTGAAGCTACACTGTACCAGAGCAAGATACAAATCAGGCCGTTGGTTGAAGCAGAACAATACGAATCATTGATGAATGACATCATCACACACAAGGAGCCGTATCAAGCTAAGGCTCCTATTTTTGTGGAATCAGATAGATATCTGGTCATTCCTGCTTTCGATACACATTTCAACGGTCACACATTCGACGTCTATGCTGAATCTCTTAAACGGCAGCTAGAGATCATTCAACGCGGCCACTACGCCAAAATATTGCTCATTCTGGGCGGCGATTTA